TAATTGACAAAGTGTATTTTAATGTCACAACAGCAGCCGGTCAAACGCTCGTCGGACATTTGTCCTTAAGCGCGACAACGGGCACAGCCGCAAACGCTGCGGTCTCCACCCCCACTGAGATTTTTGGAGCAGGCGCTTCGATGGTCGCTCCTGATGGTTCAGCAGCTACAACCGGTTATACCGAAGCTGATTTGAATTTCAACAGCGCAGCACTGACATTTGCTTCTCCAAACATTGCAGTTGCGACAAGCTTAAAGTACCTATACGCTTGTACTACTACAACCCTTAACGCCGACGCTACAGCCGGCCGCTTTAATGTTGTGGTTGAATATACTGTTCTCTAAGAATATTTGATATATCAAATATCAAACCCCCTTCCAATCGGTTGGGGGTTTTTGTTTTAAAAACGTCGATTTGCCAAAAAATATCGCCAGTAAATTTTTGAGATTTTCCTTTTATAAAAATAATACTATTTATTATATAACAAGGAGTTTCCATGGGAAAGAAAAGAAGACTAAAATCTGCAAAGGCGAAGTTTGGGGCTAAACACTCCAATCACCCTCGTATGCTGCACTTAAATGGCGATGAAGTGCCCGAGGTGGAAGTGGTAATACCCGAACCAGAGCCAGAAGTTGTCTTACAAGAGGAAAAAGTTGAAATAAAGCCAAAACCGTTGCCAAAGCCAAAAACAGTTAAAAAGCCTAGGCGGCCTACAAGAAAAAAGGCCACTAAAAAGACTTCTCAGGCAACAACGTAGTTAAATTTTGTTTTGAAAGTAAAGCCCTCAGTATATCTGGGGGTTTTGTTTTATAAAACACTATTTATTTAATGAATATTTAAGGAATTCTTAACGATGCCAACAAATTTATCTCCTAAGTCCACTGCAAGTGCTGTGATACTAACATCCACAGGGAGCACTGCTTTGGTGGCAGCTGCCGTTCCTTTCGGTGTTTATACTGGTTCGAATGACTTTTTAAGTGGCGCCTCTCTCCAAGTAAGTTATGTATATAAAAAATTGGGAGGGGATGTAATAGATATTGAGCTTACTCCAGCAAATGTTTATGCAGCATATGAAGAAGCTGTTTTAGAGTACTCATATATTTTCAATCTTCATCATGGCAAGAACACGCTTTCTAGTGTTCTTGGCGCTACAACCGGTACGTTTGATCACAAAGGCGATAAGAAAACAGGCCCTAGTGGTGTTAACTTAACATTTCCTAGATATCAATTTACGTATGCTATGAATGTTGGCGATGGTATGGGTCAACGAGCCGGCTTTGGTTCCGTTGGTGGCACAATTCGACAATATTCTGCTTCTTTTAAGCCAGTGGATAATGTACAAGATTATGACATCCAGAATATCATTTCAAGTTCATCAGCTTCTGGGGTTAATGAAGAGGGCGACAGTGTCCCGTATTCTGGAAAAGTTGGATCCAATAGGGTTTACATCAACAAAGTTTTTTATAAGTCTCCACGGGCAATGTGGCGCTTCTATGGGTACTATGGAGGCGTAGGTGTCGTAGGGAATTATTCTACATATGGCCAGTTCGCAGATGATGCAACTTTTGAGATTATTCCAACTTGGCAAAACAAAATGCAGGCTATTATGTATGAAGATTCAATCTACACTAGAACATCTCACTACTCTTATGAACTAATCAATAATAGGATTAGATTATATCCCACTCCTAGTGACTGGTCGTTTAAAGACAACCAGAAGATTTGGGTGAGATTTTATATTAAAACCGACGCTTGGACTGATGATGATAGCTACGAAACTGGCATTAATGGGGTTAATAGTGTTAATACGATGCCTCTTGATAACATACCATATGCCAATATTAACGCTATTGGTAAACAGTGGATTCGAAAGTATGCCCTTGCTTTATGTAAAGAAATGTTGGGGCAAATTAGAGGTAAGTTTACAACAATTCCAATTCCTGGCGAAAGTGTGACATTAAATCATTCTGAATTGTTATCGCAAGCAAAAGAAGAACAAACGTCACTGAGAGATAAATTAATGGAGATTCTCAAAGAGATGGAATACACTGAGCTTGTTAAGCGCGATGTCGAAATTTCGGATGCAGCCACCGCCACATTAAAAAACTCACCATTGCCAATATTTGTAGGATAAATAGATTATGTCTAATGAATGGGAAAGACCAGCACAGCCTCCACCACCGCTTTTTCTTGGCAAGAAAGAGAGGGATCTTGTCAAGCAAGTCAATGATGAGCTTATCGAAAAGGTCATTGGACAGCAAATTCTTTATTATGCTATTGACCTACAAAGGACTAATTTTCACGAGTTGTATGGCGAAGCTGTTGAAAAAACTTATTTACCCCCTATTAGAGTTTATGCGTTGGTCGAATGGATGCAGGACGAAACATCTTATTTAGAGGGTGTTGGCGTTGACCGTATTTGGCAAATATCAGTTCATTTTCACAAAAGGAGATTAACTGAAGATCAAAATTTATTTGTGCGCGAAGGAGACTTCGTCTTGTATAATGATCATTATTATGAACTAGTTAAAACAGCCGAACCAAAGCTATTGTTTGGCCAACCCAACCAAGATTTTGAAATTACAGCAACTTGCAAGAGAGCGAGAAAGGGACTATTTGATGCTACCTAATAACTTTGATTTTGCCATGTTGTCACCGGGTGATTATAATTTACGGGAAGTAGGCATATTGGAATCCACTATTGAAACGATAGATTATTCTATAATGTCGTGGCTAAAAGAAGATCTAAAATTGATGGCATTCACTAATGAAGGCTATAAAACGGTACCTGTTTTGTGGCAGGTTCCCGAAAGAGCATTTCAAATCAAACACGATAAAGACCTAAGAGACCTCGCCGGCGCTTTAAAATTTCCTTTAATTTCGGTTGAAAGGACCGGCATTACAAAAGATCCAGCTAGAAAAGGCTCTTTTCAAGCACATTATTACTCAAAGGACAAAAATGGCAGATCTGGTCGTTGGGTTATTGCTAAAAGAATTGTAGAAGATAAAACACGAAATTTCGCGGTGGTGGGAAATACACGTAGAGAAAACTTTACATCAGGAACTGAACAGAGATATTACCCAAGAATTAACAAAAAAGTTGTTATTCAAAGTTTATCTATCCCAATTCCGGTGTATATTAACGTGGACTATAAAATTTCTGTTAAAACAGAATACCAACAACAAATGAATGATTTAATAGCACCTTTTATTGCGCGCACCGGCCAGATTAACGCGTTCACAATGCGAAGAAATGGCCATTTATACGAAGCTTTCATCGATCAGGGCTTTACGCACAACAATAATGTTGGCAATTTAGCTGAAGAATCAAGAACGTTTAATTCCGAGATCACAATTAAAGTATTAGGATATCTGATTGGAGAAGGAGAAAACGATGACCGTCCCATTGTCAGAGTAGACGAAAACGTCGTAGAAATAACGTTTCCTTCAGAAAGTATAGTTCCTGACAACAGCGATAACTTTTTTCTTCCTTAAAGAGGCGCCGTTTGGTTTTGAAAATACTATTTAATTGATGATTGCACTATCATTTATGTGATTTTTTAATGAGGAACCCACACCATGTCAGTTAAAAGTTTTAAATTTGTATCTCCGGGGGTGTTTATCAATGAAATTGATAACTCTTTTATCCCAAAATCAGCCCAAGAGATCGGCCCAGTTATTATCGGCCGCGCTACTCGCGGCCTAGCGATGCAACCTGTAACGGTTGAATCCTTCTCTGATTACGTTACAATGTTTGGGGATACAGTTCCTGGGAACGGTGGAGGCGATGTCTATCGCGGCGGCAACTACCAATCTCCAATGTACGGCACGTATGCAGCAAAAGCATTCTTAAGAGCAAACGTGGCCCCTATAACTTATATAAGACTTCTTGGTCAACAAGATTCCAACGGTGCCAGCGGTGGTATTGCCGGCTGGAACACTACTAAAAATGCATCGACTACGGTGTCTTTAGGTGAAAATGGTGGCGCATTTGGATTGTGGCTATTTGCTAGCTCCTCTTGTAGCGGCTCTATTTCTGGTTCAGAAGGTCAAGGAACTGCAAATGTCTCCGAGACCGATGCCCCCAATGGTTCAATTGGCACCGGTTCTCTTGCGGCGATTTGGTATGTAGACAAATCAGCATCTATTCAGCTAACTGGCGCCCTTGCAGGTTGGTCGCCCACAGATGCCCCATATGCTACCGGTAGCGGCTTCGGTCTTCTTACCAATAATGATTCAAGTTATAACTATACTGTTGTCGTATCAAGTTCATTGAACGGCTCTAGCACTGTTACTTTTGGCTTTGATGATTCATCTGAAACTTTCATTCGAAAAGCTTTTAACACAAATCCTCAGCTAACCACAGCGGGTGGAACTTTCTATCCGTCCGCCACAGCAAAGAACTATTGGCTTGGAGAAACATTTGAGCAAGAAGTTAGAGATGCCGGCCTTGTAAGTGCGGCAGCTTTTGGTGTTATCTTGCCGCTTCATTTAAGCGGGACGGTGGCTACTGGCCCTCAAAAGATGCGGCAGGCTTCTAGAGAGGGGGTCGCAGGTTGGTTTATTGGCCAGGACTTAGGTGCTTCTGGGAGTTTCAACCCGGAGGTGTCACAAAAGATCTTCCGCCTTAAGGGCCGAGGTCATGGCGAGTGGCTTCATAAGAATGTAAAAGTTTCAATTGAAAAAATTAAAAAGTCTGTAGCAGCTTCTACTGATTATGGATCATTTTCAGTAGTTCTCAGAAGATTAGGTGATACAGATAACAAGATTGAGATATTAGAAAGGTTTGATAGCTGTACGCTTGATCCTACCTCCCCTAACTTTGTTGCGCGCAAAATTGGTGATAAATTTACCAGTTGGGACGCTACAAATAGAATACTTAAAACTTATGGCGAATATCCAAATATGTCTAAGTTTATATATGTTGAAATGAATGCAGATGTAGAAGCTGGGGCAACCGATCCTCTTCTCCTCCCCTTTGGATATTTTGGGCCACCTAGGTTCAGAACACTCCTTAATATTAGTCAATCTGCGCCAAACAGTTCTTCCTTCGTGGGTGGCCCTTGTTCTGGTAGTGTGAACGTCGGCGCCACAAAGCGACCCGTATTCCTTGTGGCCCAAAATAACCAAGGGCTTCAGGCCATTACAGGAGCCCTTGGGTTCCCCTCAGTGCGTTTGCGTGTATCTGCTTCTGATGGAGGACTATCAGATCCTACGAAGGCATATTTCGGTATGCAGACTACTCGTTTAACATCAAGCACGAGAGCAGATGCTAGTGTTGGTGATGTACATAGGCTACTTTATACCGATTTTCCGGACGACCCAACAGGCGCCGGAAAACATCCATCTGCTTATCCTGGTGTTGATGCATATGCATATGTTTTCTCTATGAATGATGTATCTGCGTCAGCGGGCGGCCAATATTCTTATCAGTCAGGCTCTCGACGCGGCGTTGGAAACCACGCCGGCGCAGTTACTGACAGCACTCTTCTTGATGCAGGATACGATAGTTTCACCGCGCCATTCTGGGGCGGATTTGATGGCTGGAATATTAAACTTCCAGATCCGCTTTATAATGCGGGTATTGCTTCAAATGCGACAAACACAAATGCTTACGAATTCTATACATACAAACGTGCCATTGATACAGTTGCGGATCCAGAGGCTGTTGATATGAACTTGCTGACTGCTCCTGGCCTAACTCATGATGGGCTAACT